GCAAACTACTAATGGTGTGGCTAGGACAGTTAACCCATCAGGACAGAATCTAGGTGATTTAGATTTCGCAGCTGATGTAACTGTACCTACTCGCGCAGTCTCTTGGGATGGTACCAGTATTGCGGCATCTACTTTTGCTGATCTTGCAGCTTCCTCTACTGTTGACGCGGCGGGCACAGGCACAGCTTCTTACAAAATGATCGTAGAACTTAGAGCTAAAGCTCGTGATGAGTTCTTACGTGGCGTAAAAGGCGAGCAGGGCAACGAGCTGTATCACATGTTCGTAACACCACAAGCGATGAAGTCTTTGAAACTAGATGCTGACTTCCTAGCTAACGTTCGTAATGCCGGTGTACGTGGGGGTTCTAACCCATTATTCGCAGGTGCTTCAAGCTACTTAGTTGACGGCGTGATGGTACATGAGTACCGCCATGTTTACAGCCAAGCGGGTCAATGTCGTGCACTGTTCTGTGGTGCTCAAGCTGCAGCGATGGCTGATATTGGCGCTCCTAACTGGGTTGAAGATACTTATGATTACCAAAACCAATCTGGTATCTCGGTAGCTAAAATCTTCGGCTTGAAGAAATCAGTCTTCAAACAAGGTGGTTCTGGTACAGGTGGTACATTAAAAGACCACGGTATTATGACTGTCGATTTGACTGAGTAAAACTGTTCTATCTTAGCAGTCTCTTGGTGGGGAGACTGCTTGTAGAAAACCCGCCCCTTCTCCGGGAGGGGCACTTTTTATAGGGAAGCTAAAATGGCAACAGTAACAACGCAAAGTATAGTGAGCCGCGTCCAGACTATACTCCAAGATACCAACGGGGTACGTTGGCCCAGTGATGAGCTAATGGACTGGTTAAATGACGCGCAACGCGAGATCGTGTTATTAAAGCCCGATTCTTTTACAACAAGTGCCACCCAACCTCTAGTTGCGGGTACTAAACAAGACATCCCTTTGCTCGGTGTGAGTCTGGTCGATATCACCCATAACGTCAATACATCAGGAGGAGCAGTAGGCAACGCAATTCGCCCTATCCAACGGGAGATTTTGGATGCTCAACGTCCTGATTGGCACTCAACTACTGCTACAGCGGCGGAAGTTAAGTTCTACATCTTTGATGCGCGAAACCCTAAACAATTCTTTGTATATCCTCCTAATACTAGTGGCGGGTTTGTAAACATTGTATTCGCCTCTTCGCCGCCCACGGTTGATATAAATGATACTATATCTCTCGATGACATCTACGCAAACGCTATAGCTGACTATATATTGTACAGAGCTTATAGTAAGGACGCAGAGTATGCGGCTAATGCACAACGTGCGATGACATCCTATGGATCGTTTGCTCAATCGTTAGGTCTTAAATCGCAAGCTGAAATGCAAGCTGAAGCACCCGCTCAGCGACAACAGCAAGCTCAACGTTAGTAATGGCGGACATCGCGTACAGCACGTTAACTCCGCGCATTCAGGGTGAGGTCCCTGATTGTCCGGATTTTTTCATTGAAAGCCGCATTCAAGAAGTGGCGATGGAGTTTTTCAAAGAGTCCAAAGCATGGCGGATAGATCTGGATCCCGCAGCAGTTATTAAGAACGCCTCTACTTATGAGTTAGAAGTACCCAGTAAGACAGCAGTCGCTGAAGTACTTACAATTCTACATCTAACGGATACGTTAACTCCTAAGACTGAAGCTCAGCTTCAACAGCTCGAACCCGAATGGCGTACGAAGAGTGGGACTCCTAAGTATTTCACGCAGCTGTCTCCTGATACTTTTACGATTGCGCCGATACCTATAGCTACTACAGCTAAGGCTATGAGTATACGAATAGCAGTATATCCAACTATTGCAGCTACTCGTATAGATTCACATATATTCAATGATAACTATAGTGCCCTTATTTCAGGAACACTAGCGAAAATACTACTCATGACCGGAAAGAGCTGGAGCGACCCTAATATGGGTGCGGTATACGCCCAAACGTATAACCAAGAACTCCAAGCAGCTAAAGACACAGCACAGAATGGCAGGGTTCGCACTGTCCGTAAAGTTAAGTATGGAGGTATATAATGTTTTACACATCCGCAGGAGATAGCCAAGAAGCGGCCGATCTCATTGATGTAGGAGGGCAAGCTACGAGTTTTGCAGATGTAGCGTTCGGTGACGCTATGGGCAAGTATAAACACCTAGCCCTAAAGGATAGAACCCCCGATCTACAGCGACAAGCTAATAATGACTACTGGCAGAGTCAGGGAGTCTCAGGACCTCCTAGCACCGCAGCTGGTGGAAGACTCGGTGCAGCTGCTAACCCTAACTCGTTAACGCAAGCCACTAACGTTGGGTACTCCACAGGTAAAAAATTCAGAGACTCAGCTCTCGGAGATATTGGTCAGAGCAGTTTAACTAATTATCTCGAGGGCCCGCACACAGATATTAAAAAGACTATGAATATCAATGCTAACGCCATGATTCAGAAAGCGCAAGCAGACAACAGTGTGGATTGGATGGGCGCAGCAGGTAATATAGGTGGCGGTTTGTGGGAAGGGTATCAAGATCGCCTCAGACAAAACCGCACTAAAGAACTTATGGGTATTGATTATCAAAGACAAATAGCATTAGCACAATATTCTGCAGGACTAAAAACGCCATGATTAGAGAAGAATGGGATAAGACCCAACAAGAGCTCTCAGATATAAACACGCAGATGCTCAATGAATCTCAGGATACTAGTTATCTGGATAATCTCCCGAGCAATATCAGGCAGCAATCACAGAACATAGCAGATGCGTCTGCTAGAAACCGTGGGCGCTATGGGATCTCCCTTAACTCAGCTCAAACTCAAGCGATGAATAGTCAGCGAGGGTTGAATACAGCCACCACTATCACAGGCATGACCAATCAAGCTCGTGACGAGAGACAGCAACGTCTTATGGATATGGCTAGAACTCGAGCAGGTTTCGGATTAGGTCTGAACAAGATGGGGGCGGATGCTAAGACTTCAGGTCTGGGTATACAGAGAGGCATTGAGACTGCTAATTATGCTGCAGCTCAGGGAGAGAAGAATTCGTGGCTAGGGCTAGCAGGTAAATTAGCAGGCGGTCTTCTAGGACATGCAGCAAGTGGACGCGATTGGACATAGGATAAAGACATGGCACAATTTGGGTTAGGTAGTACTTACGATAATAGTATGCTCGATATGGCTAAATCGAGAAGGGAATCTGCTAAAGCTGCAGAAACTGAATACGGATTACAGCGAGTGCAGAGTGATGCGCTACGGGAACAACTTTTTAGAGAGTCTGCAGGAGAAAAAGGGGATACTGTTATGGAACGAGTCGAATCGTTAATTAATAGAAAACCTGAGTTAGCTAATCGTATAGCTGCAACCTACTATAACACCCCTCAAGGTCGTACATCTATGTTTAATAGAAACGATGGGCGGCGACTAACAGGACATGGAGGTTTTAAACAGCTCGAGAATGGTAATTGGGTTTCACAGTTTACTAAGCAACCTACCGAACTCGGATGGTCAGATAAGTTACAAAACCTAGGAAACTATATTACTGGCGAAGATCAAATAGTACCTGCAACGCTATACCAAACTGACAAAGCCGAAGATACCGTACTTGAGAACTCCTTATATAACTGGACTAACCCTATGCTCCACAATATGGGGATTTCTGACTCAGCATTTCAGCAGCGGATTAATAGCCATAATATGCCCGTAGCAACTTTAGAGGGAGACGGACATTCAGAATACAATGCCACAGCAACTGCCCACAATAACCGACATGACGGAGCAATTATGGATGCGGCTATTAAGAGGGTAGATTCGGGATTAAACCCCTTGGCACAGGACAACGCCCTCAATAGAGATATAAAACGATTTGAATCGAACAATCTATTAGAACAACAACAAGAGAAAACAGAACAAGCGAAGTCGGCTGCATCACAACAAGTGGCAAAAGAGTTTAGTAATATAAAACAAAAAGAATTAGAGATTGCGGGAGATTCGAGAGCAAAAACACTCGAGAGCACAACAACTCAGAATACTACCCTCAGGAACAAGATAAAAGCAGCTCATGATCAGATAAAAGGAGTTGTTTTACAGGTGCAGCAGAAAGAAGGGAAACTCTATAATGAATATGATAAAACTCAGAGAGGTATATTAGCTAAAATACCAGTAGGAACAGAAAGACGGAATAACCAATTAATTAAGATGATAGATCGTC